TTTACTTTAGAAATGGAGCTGTTGAGGTTTCAAAAAATGGTGTAACTATTATTGATTATCTTAATTTAGATGGTTTTGTATGGAAAAAACATATCATTGATTTTGATTTTGAAGTTACTGAAAATATTACTTGTGATTTTAGTAAGTTTATAGAATTAGTATCTGATAAAGATGAACAAAGAATAAACGCTTTAACCTCAACTATAGGCTACTTAATGCACTCATTTAAGACTTCTGCTAATAATAAAGCTGTAATATTAAATGATGAAACAATTAGCGAGAATCCAAACGGTGGAAGTGGTAAGGGTATTTTTTGGAATGCTTTAAGTAAAGTTAAACGTTTATCTGATATTAATGGAAAATCATTTAGTTTTGAGAAATCTTTTCCATATCAGACAGTTAGTGCAGATACGCAAATTTTAGTATTTGATGATGTTCAAAAGAATTTTAAATTTGAGAATTTATTTAGTGTTATTACTGAGGGCATTACATTAGAAAAGAAAAACAAAGATGCTATTAAAATTCCAGTATCTAAAAGCCCTAAAATTGTTATTACAACAAACTATACACTTGGTGGTATTGGTGGTTCGTTTGAACGTAGAAAATGGGAGCTAGAATTTAGTTCATATTTTAGTTCAAAACACACACCATTAAATGAATTTGGTAGAATGTTGTTTGATGAGTGGGATAAATTAGAATGGTTAAAGTTTTATAACTATATGATTACTTGTCTTAGAATGTATTTAATTAATGGTTTAGTTGCACATGATTTTAAAAATTTAGATATTCGTAAATTCATAAAAGAAACTTCACATGATTTTTATGAATGGGTTAATGAATCAGATGTAATTACATTCAATAACAGAATAGGAACTTCATATTTATTTAATGAATTTATTAATGAATATAAAGATTATCAAAAATGGTTAAGTAATAAGAAGTTTAACCAGTGGATTGAAACATATTGTAAATTTAATGGATTTGAATTAGAGAAAGGACGTTCCCAGGATGGTAGATGGATAGTAATTAAAAATAATAATAATGATACAAACACACAAAACACACAACCACACTTTTGAGAAAGTACAAGGTAAAGTATATGTTACTATTAACAATACTAAACTACAAGTAAAAGATAAATTTTCACTTAGTAGTATTTATAATGAAGTTGAATTATTTAAACGTAAAACTAATGGCTAAACAGAAACTATCAATACAAACCTTACAAGACTTAGATTGGAATATTAGATGTTCTAATACTAAGATGCCTAAAGATTATGTACCTAAAACTACTTATACAGATAAGACTGCAAATGGTTTAACTAAGTGTATAGTACATTGGTTAAATCTGAACGGATGGCAAGCAGAACGTATATCTACAACTGGACGTTATATTGATAATTCTAAAATTGTTACTGATGTATTAGGTAATAGAAAAAAGATTGGTAGTGGTAAATATATCAAAGGTAGCGGTACAAATGGCAGTGCAGATATTTCGGCAACTATCAAAGGACGTTCAATTAAGATAGAGGTAAAAATTGGTAAAGATAGACAATCAGAAGCACAAAAAGAATATCAAAAGAATATTGAAAAAGCTGGTGGTATTTATATTATAGCTACTGATTTTGATGAGTTTATGATGTGGTATAAAGCATTTATAGAACAAACATTTTAATCATGTATTTACAAACAACTTAAAATATATTTATGATACTTAACATACTTTACACTTTAGCTCGTATTATTTTAATTCCTATTAAATTTGTAATTTTATTGGAATTTATTGACTATTTATTATATAGATAACATTATGAAAAGAAAAACTAAAAAACAACTAGAACAAGAAATACTTGAACTAAAACAGGATATTTATTATTTAGTAAGTCCTAAATCTAAATTTATAGATAAAGCAAAAGTTAATTTTAAATGGAATATTATTTTTGATATGGAAAACAATATTTGGTCAGGAAACTTAAATTTATAGATTTTTTGTTGTATTATTAATTTTTATTATATTTGCTCTAAATTAGAACTAATTAGAATGGCTTTTGAGAAAGGTAAAGAGAAAACAGGTGGTAGACAAGTAGGAAGCATTAATAAGTTAACTAAGACCGTAAAAGAGCGTGTTTTAGAGGTGTTTAATGAGCTTCAGGATGACCCAAAGGCAAATATGTTAAATTGGGCTAAAGAAGAAACTACAGAGTTTTATAAGATAGCAGCTAAATTAATTCCTGCTGATATAAATGCAAAAGTAGAAGGTAAAATAATTACTGTTACAGTACCTGATTAATGTTTAAAGTAAATTGGTGTAAATGGGATAAGATTGTTAATGAACATTTTATACCTATTTTAGATAATAAAGATAGATACGTTATCATGTACGGTGGTCGTGGTAGCTCTAAATCTAACTTTGAGGCTAAAAAACTAATTTACAGATGTTTAACTGAAGATTACTTTAGGCATATTTTAATTAGGAATACTTATGCTACCATTAAAGATTCAAGTTATCAAACCATTAAGGATATTATTTTTGAATTAGGTTTACAGGAATTATTTGAGTTTAAGTTACAGCCATTAGAGATACATTGCATTAATGGTAATTGTTTTTTAGCTCGTGGTTGTGATGATACACAAAAGATTAAATCAGTTAAAGACCCTACTGGAGCATGGTGGGAAGAAGATATACCAAGTGAAACTGATTTTATTACTGTTACAACTTCAATAAGAACTAAAAAAGCAAACTATTTACAGGAAACATTTACTATAAATCCTGAAACTGAAGGAAACTATCAAGAACATTGGTTTTGGAAACGGTTTTTTAAAGGGCATAATGAATTGTCTTTTAGAGATGTTACTTTAATGAAAGATGTTCCTGTTTTTAACCATTCCACATTACAATATGAGTTAAAAGATGTTGAGTTACCATTTACTGTTCATCATAGCAACTACACACATAATAAATGGATTCCAGCAGAGTTTATTGCTTTCTTAATGGATTTAAAAACTAAAAATCCTTACTATTGGGAGGTTTACTGTAATGGTAAATGGGGAAATAAACAACTTGGTGGACGTTTTTATAAAAACTTTGATTTAGGTAAAAACACATTAAATTATCAATATAATCCAGATTTACCACTTCATATATCATTTGACTTTAACGTTAATCCTTATGTTTCTTTATCTATTTGGCAGCAAGAAGGTAAAAGATGCTATTTGATAGATGAAATAGCTATGGAATATCCAAAAAACAAAACAACAGATGCTTGTCGTGAATTTACTAGGCGTTATAATTCACATAAGGCTGGTCTATTTGTTTATGGCGATCCATCAGGAAAATCAGAAGGAACTAGAGATGAAGCTGGATATAATGACTATAAAATAATACAAAACGAATTAGATAAATTTAGACCAGTTTTAAGGGTGTTTAATTCACATCCACCAGTTAAATTAAGAGGGGACTTTATTAATTCTGTATTTGCTGAAAATTTTGATGATTGTTTCGTTTATATTTATGAAAATAGTGTATATTTGAAAAATGATTTATTGTTCGGTTTAGAAGATAGTGATGGAACTAAACTAAAACAAAAAGTTAAAGGTGAAGATGGTAGAAGTTATGAAAAACACCACCATTTTAGCGATAACATGGATTACTATTTATGTTATACATTAAATAATTCGTTTAGAAAATTCCAAGATGGAACACCTAAACACTTTGGTAGAAAACTAGGAAATGCAATTATAAACACTAAACATAGGTTATGAAAGTAAAAACACATTATGAACGTATAGGAAAAGATAAAACATTTACTTTTTTTATTGAAGATGTTACAACAAATACATTAATACACTCTGAAACATTTTTAGTATGTAAACAGAATAAAAGAGATTATAAGAAGTTGAAAAACGACTTTATTAGTTATGTTTTAGATAAAGATAAATTAGAGTTATCAATGTTAAATGCTGAGGTTTATAAGATTAAGGAAAATAGAATACCTTTGGATTTAGATAAATTAAGTAGTAACAATAGCGTAAATTAACCAAAATTTGTTTATATTTTTGCAGTATGGCTAGACTTTTAAGAGATAACGATTATTTGCGTGTTATTCAATCGGATAACCTAGCTCAAATAATTGAATCTAATCAACAAACTAAACTAGATGTAGAGCAATCCGCACAATCTGAAATGATTAGTTATTTAATGCAGCGTTACATTACTAGTCAAATATTTACAGATACTAAAGTATTTGATATTACTGCTACTTATAACGGTAAACAATTAGTTGAATGGACTGCACCTACTTTTAGTGCATCTACTGTTTATACTACAGGGCAATATGTTTTACAAGGTGGATATATTTACAAGTCAATAGCTGGTAGTGCTGCACACTCTTTTAATGCTAATGAATGGACGCAAATCTGCTTGGATAAAACGTTATTTTACGTTACTTTACCTGAAGCTGAATATGTTAATACTATTGCTTATTCTGCTGGTGATACAGTTTATTATAACAATATTTTATATACTTGCTTAGTTCCTACTATTGGAATTTTACCTACTAATACTCAATTTTGGAGTGAGGGAAGTGCTTATACATTAACTGCTACTTATCCAGATGATGACACTAAATGGACGCAAGGCGATAACAGAAACCAACAAATAGTAATGTATCTTTTAGATATTACTTTATATCATTTACATAGCCGTATCAACCCTAGAAACGTACCAGATTTAAGAAAAGAACGTTACGATGGCAATAATGCTACACAAAATGGTGGTGCTATTGCTTGGTTAAAGCGTGTAGCTTCTGGAGATATTACAGCAGATTTGCCACAAATATTACCACAACAGGGTATGTCTATTAGATGGGGTAACTCAAACGGTTCAACAATTAAAACATCAAACCAACTTTGGTAATGAAAATATTAGGATTACAAATACCATTTACAAAGGTTCAAGACTTATCGGTTAATATGCCTAAAAATAGCGATATTAGAAAGCGTATTACTATGCCTACTCAATTATACAGAGGCACTACCGATATTGCTACATATAAAAGTGCAGTTACTTCTGCAGAAAGTTTAATTAATCCAAATAGAAAGCAATTACTAACTATTTATAAAAATATTGAGTTAGATGCACATTTAACAGCAGCGGTTAGCCAACGTAAAAATTTAACATTATCTAAAGACTTTGATGTTTATGTTAATGATGAGGAAAATGAAGATTTAGAGGTTATAATTAATCAAAAATGGTTCAGAGATTTTTTAGATTATTCTTTAGATAGTGTATTTTATGGATATTCATTAATACAATTTGATAGCATTGTTAATGATGCTTTTAAGGCGGTTGAGTTAGTTCCTAGAGAATATGTAAAACCAGAATTTCACATTGTAACATCTAATAGTTCAGCATTAACTGGAGATGATTATTTAGAATACCCTTATAATAATTGGTGTATTGGAGTTGGTAAGCCTAGAGATTTAGGTCTATATTTAAAAGCAGCTCCTTTAGTTATTTGGAAAAAAAATGCTTTAGGGGCGTGGTCTGAGTTTGTAGAAATATTTGGTAATCCTATCAGAATAGGTAAAACCAATGTTAGAGATGAAGAAACTAGAGCTAACATGGAACAGTATTTAAAAAACATGGCTATAGCTAGTTACGGTGTTTTTGATACAGATGATTTAATTCAATTAGTAGAATCTAATCGTTCAGATGCTTATAATGTATTTGATATGATGATACAACGATGTAATAGTGAGATTAGTAAATTAATACTAGGTCAAACTGGAACATTAGATGAGAAAGCCTATGTAGGTAGTGCAGAAGTACAGGAACGTGTATTAAAAAATGTAGCCTATAATGATGAGTTTTTTATAGAAGGAGTTTTAAACTATCAATTAGTTCCTATGATGCAAAGATTAGGTTTGTTTCCTGAAGGAGCTAAAATAAAAGTTAAAGCAGAAGAAGATTTATCATTAATAGACCAATCTAAAATAGATATTGAGTTAATTAAAACAGGTAAATTTACTTTTACACCTGAGTATTTAGATGAAAAGTATGGTAGTGAGGTTATACCAGTTAACGACCCTAATTCGGTTCAAGAAATTAAAAATAGATTAGATAATCTGTATAAATAGATGTGTGGTTTTTGCGAGATACAAAACTCTACACCGATTAACATATTTTCAGATGATGAAATTGAACGTATTGTAATTGGTGTTTATAGTGGTTTAATTACTCCACAATCTTTAGACGTTGCTACATATTTACGAGTAGGTGAAAAGCTAACTAATGGCGTTTATAATGGCTTTGGCAAATCTTTAACTAATGTAGAATGGAATAGTCCAGACTATAAAATGTTAAGTGATTTAAGAAATAACGTTTATGTATTTTCTGGGGCTAAACAATATCATCAAGTTAGAGAAATGGTAGATGCTATTTATGACAAAGATAGAATTAAACCATTTAGTGAGTATAAACAAACAGGTACAGAAATATTTAAAAACTACAACGAAAACTATTTAAGGGCTGAGTATAACGCTGCTATTAGTCAAAGTAGAAGTTCTAGTATGTGGATGGAAATAGAGGCTAATGCTGAGCTTTTACCAATGCTAACATATCAAACAGTAGGAGATGGAAGGGTACGACCCGAACATGCTATGTTAGATGAGATTAGTAGACCTGTAGGAGATAAGTTTTGGAATACATATTTTCCGCCTAATGGATGGAATTGTAGATGTACTGTATTACAAACAGATAATGAAAATAAAACAAGTTTAAAAGGTTTTACACATCCCGATACCGTACCGCCTGAATTTATGATGAATGCAGGTAAAGATAGAATTATTTTTAGTGATAAGCACCCATATTTTACAGTAGAACCTAGAGATAGAGATTTATTAAAAAATAACTTTTATATGCCAAACCCATGATAAATAATTTAATAGGTAAAGGAAACGTAAACGAGCAGTTAACACATAGTGTTTATTATTTTACACACGTTTTAATGAATACTAATAAAGACCGGTTATGCTATTGTCAAATATTTTATTTTGGGTTAAATTAATGGCTACATTTGCTGAACATAGGAAAATACTTAAACAGATTGAAGCATTTAAACCTCAATTAGAAAAGCTAGTTGAAGCTAGTGGCAAATTAGCTGTTACACATTTTACAAAGTCTTTTAAAGATGGTGGTTTTACAGATGAAACATTTAGCCCTTGGAAAAAACGTAAAAGAGGTGTTGATACTTATAAACGTGGTAGACGTGGTGAAAGTGGTATTAAAAGTTTAGGAATTGATAGAGGTATTTTAATTGGCAAGGGTGGTGCAGGTCGTTTAAGTCGTTCAATTAGAAGTAAACGCTTTGGAAGTTTATCTGCTAAAATTTATACAGACGTTCTTTATGCAAGAATACATAATGACGGGTTAAATGTGAATATTCCCGCTCATACAAGGCATAAAACAATAGAAACTTTAGTTAGAGGCACAGCTGGATTTGTAAACGGCAAGTGGACGAGGGGTAGAGCTAGAAAATTAAAAATACAAGGGGAATCATATTCTGTGAAATCTTATAATGTAAAAATGCCTAAAAGACAATTTATAGGTTATTCAGGTAAACTAAATAGGCAAATAATAGCTTTTTTAGATAAAAATATTAAGAAGCAATTTAATAAATAATTTGTATATTTGCATTATGTCTAAATTAACACTATATAACTCACTTAAAACAGATTTACTAGCTATAACTGGTATTAAGCACGTTGCATTGTGGCGTAATAATTTAGAACGTGAAAATGTAGAAAATCCGTTTTTATGCCCTGCTATTTTTATTGAGTTTTTACCTTCTAATTATAGAGATAAAGGTAGATTAGCAGTTAGTCAAGAATATGATTTAACAGTACGTTTAAGAATAGCATTTGAAAGTTATAAAGATGAAGATACTGATGTTTTAACATTGGTTGATAGTGTTTGGCAAACAGTACAAAACAAACAATACAGTACATTTGGAAAACTATTAAGACGTAATGAGGAGCAAGATTTTGACCATGATAACGTGCAAGTTTATATCCAAGATTACACTACTTTAGGAAACGATAACCAAACACAAGATACTACAACCGCTACTTTAACACCGATTATTAATGCAACAATTAATACAATAGACGAAATTTAATGGCAAGGTCAATACAAACTATAATAGATGGAATGGATGCAGAACAAGCTGCACAAACAGATTTAAGTGGTTTAAATTCTACTTCTAATTCTGCAATTTACACACTATGGAAATACATTGTAGCAACACAAATGTATTTACAAGAAGTATTATGGGATATATTTAAAAAAGACTTAGAAACTATTGTAGATAAAGCACCTGTAGGAAGTGATAAATGGTTACACGATAGGGTATTAAAATTTCAATATTCAGCCATAACACCTCAGACAGTTGAGATTTTAGATGATTTTTCTGTAGGATATGCAACTGAAGATACTACATTAAGAATTATTACAAGAGCAGCAGTTAGAACGGTTGCAACTAGAACAGTAAATGTTAAAGTAGCAAAAGAAGAGCCACCTGTAGCATTAACTCCTACTGAATTAGCAGCATTACAAAGCTACTTAAATAATGCAGGAGATGGAACATACGCTGGTCGTGGTGTTGGTATTGGTTTTTCAGGTGTTAGATATGTTGCTAGTTCATTAGATGCTGATAAAATATATTTAGGAGCTACTATTTACTATAACGGTCAATATACAAATGTTATTAGTGATAATGTTATAGCAGCTATTAACACATACTTAGCAAATATACAATTTGATGGAACTTTTAAATTAACATCTTTAGTAGATGCTATTCAAAGTGTTACAGGTGTTACAGATGTTGTATTAGAAAACGTAGCAATTAGACCAGATACAGAAGTTATTGCTAATAGTACTTATTTAGTACAAGCTAAAACAACTATTATACCTACATATAAATTAACAGCAGGTTATGTAGTAGAAGAAGATACAACTAACTATTTATTTACAGATACATTAACTTTTGTAGCTCAATAATGGCAGATATTTACGATTATGATAATGAGTTAGTAGGTGAACAATTAACACCACCTGTGCTAAGAAAAACTAAGTTTTTAGCATGGTTAAATGTTATTACTAGCCCTGTTCAAAAGTTATGGAATACTGTTTTTATTGATTATAAAGATGGTTCTGATTATCCTGATTATGATGCTTTTACTTTATATGCTTTAGGTGATAGGGTTATATATACGGATAAAATGATATATGAAGCTATTGATGCTTCTTTAGGTGCTTTACCTAGTGATACTACAAAATGGGTATTAATTAACGATAATTTTATAGGAGTTAAAGAACGTATAAAATATAACTCACAAATTATTTT